GGAAATGGAGCAAGCTAGGCGTCAAGGATGGCAGACTAACCGGACGGCTCGAATTGGCTCCGGAAGGCACGTCGGCCAGACATGATGAAATCCGCAGGCTCGTCGATGCGGGAATTTTGCGGGCAGTGTCGGTTGGCTTTAAGCCCGTGGAAGTCAAGCCCATCGAATCGAAAGGCGGCAAGAACGGACTGCATTACCTCAAGTCGGAATTGATCGAGACCAGCCTTGTGTCGGTCCCGGCAAATCCGAACGCCTTGCAGGTCGCGCGGTCTCTGAGAATATCCGATGACACCATCAAGATGGTATTCGCCGAGCATGGCGACAGCCGCTTTGTGCGTCGTGGGGCCAATGGCGAGCACGCCGGGACTAAACCAGTCGTGAAAGCAAAGGTAAGGGCTATGACCCCGATTGCAAAACGTATCGAGGCATCCGAGGCCACGCTTGTCCAGTATCGTGATGAACTGGAAAAGCATCTGGGCACTATGGATGATACAAACCCCGACGAGACGGTGACCGCTCAAGTCGAGGAATGGACGGAAAAGGTCAAGGCGCAGGAGCGAAGCCTGAATGCTCTGCGCGCCGTCGAGGCGCAGAACGCCGAGACGATCACGCTTCAGCGGACCGGAACCAGCAACGGCGTGACACATTTCGCCGATGGCAGTTCGAGCGCGCAGGCGGCTTCTGCGCGGCCGTTCGCGATGGCCAGAAAGCAGATCAGGCCGGTCGAGTATCTGTACAAGGCGCTGACGGTGCAGTTGAAGCACTTTGATCAGCGCGGTCGGCGTTCGATCTATGACGTGATGCAGGAAACCTATGGCGAAGACCCGATGGTCAAGACCATGGTCGACTGGACCACGCGCACGACGTCGGTCCCCGCGACCACGACGGTCACGGGCTGGGCGGCGGAGCTTGTCACCACCAGTTACGGCGAGTTCTTCGATGCCCTGTTCCCGGCCTCGATCTACGCGCCGCTGCGTGCCAAGGGCGGCTCGTTCACGTTTGGGCGCAGTGGTGTTGTCGTGCTGCCGACCCGCAGCCGGACCGCGCCGATCTCCGGAGCGTTTGTTTTGCAGGGATCAGCGATCCCGGTGAAGCAGGGCCAGTTCGCCACCATCAGCCTGACGCCGAAGAAGATGGCGGTGATCTCGACGTTCACTCGTGAGATTTCCGAGCATTCGACCCCGGCAATCGAGCAGTTGATCCGCGATGCCATCGTCAATGACACGGCGGTCGCAATCGACGCGGTGTTGATGGATGCCAACCCGGCGACAGCTACTCGCCCGGCGGGCATTCTCAACGGCGTTGCGGCGATCCCCGCGACGACCGGCGGCGGCATCGTGTCACTGATCGGCGACCTCAAGGCTCTGTCCAGCGCCTTGCTGGCCTCGACCTTTGGCGGCATTCGTCAGCCGGTGTGGATTATGACGCCGCAAGACGCCGTGGCGATCAGTCTGACGCAGGCGGCGGCCGGTGGTGATTTCCCGTTCGCGAATATTCTCAACACGGGAATGCTGCTTGGCTATCCGGTCATTCAGTCTACCAACGTCACGGCCGACACCATCATACTGGTGGACGCTGCGGACTTTGCGACGGCGACCGGAGACACGCCGAACTTCTCGGTGTCCGATCAGGCGACGTTGCACATGGAGGCGACGACACCCGCCGAAATCGTCGGCACGCCGAGCGTCGTTGCGGCACCGGTCCGCTCGCTATGGCAGACGGATAGCATCGGAATTCGCATGATCATGGATATCAACTGGGTCTTGCGTCGTGTCGGCATGGTGCAGTGGATCAGCGGCCAACTCTGGAACTGATTGTGAAAATTGCCGATCGCGTGGTGCTGCTTTGCCTCGCGATCGGTTTGATCTTGGGTATTGCGCTTGCGGAACCAGTTCATCTCATTGAATTGCACAACCCGAAGGGTCGAAAGATTTTCGTCAACCCTGCCGAGATTACTGCGTTGCGTGAGTCAGGGGCGGGAGATTTCAAGCATTTTAGCGATTCAGTTCATTGCTGGCTTGGCTTCACGGGCGGGAAATATGCCACAGTGGTCGAGGACTGCGCGACTGTGCGAAGGCTGATAGAAGCAACTTCGAAACCGAAGGAGAACTAAATATGACTGATCTTGTCATCGTGCCCGCGAACGTGGTCGCTGGTACAAACGCAACATTCGAGCAGGGTCTTGCCGGGGCGACAGTCCTTGCCGGACAGACGGTCTATCAGGACAGCACCACCAAAAAATATGTGCTGTCGGATAACAATCTCGCCGCCATTGAGGGCAGGACGCCGCGCGGCATTGCGCTGCACGGGGCATCGCTGAACCAGCCACTCAGAATTCTAAAGTCCGGCGACATCACCATCGGCGCGACGATAACGGCTGGCGTGGCATATTACCAATCGGCCAATCCGGGCGGCATTTGCCCAGCGGCGGATGTTGTTTCCGGTTCACAGGCCACGATCGTCGGCATGGGCAAGACGACCACCGTGCTCACCGTCGATATCCAGACCACCGGAGTGCAGTTGTAAAAACATGCTGCTCATTGGTGCCGAAACGCTCAACGAGATGGAAGCTTGGGATCATCTCGACCGTGGCGTCAAACTGGCAAACGAAAGACGTCTTGCCGAGGCGATAGCAAGCTTCGACCGCGTCTTGGCACTGACGCCGGACGATATGGTCGCCCATTGGAATCGGGCGTTGTCCTTGCTGTCGCTTGGTCGCTATTCGGAAGCGCTGGAAGAACTGGAATGGCGATGGAAGCTGTTCAATTGGCGGTGGGGATATCTGGGCCACGACGTCGAGAGGGTAGCAGCAATCGAGCAATGGCTGGGGCAGGACATCAACGGCAAGCACCTGCTCTATTATCATGAGCAGGGATACGGCGATAACATCATGATGGCGCGATACCTGCCGATGATGCGGGCCAAGGGCTGCAAGATAACCCTGCTCACCGTGCCGCCGCTGATCAGGCTGCTCAGCCGGTTCAAGCCCGACAACGTCATCACGGCGCTGCCGGACGATCTCAGTGAGTTCGACTATCGCTGCTCGGCATTCCTGCCGATGCGAGTGTTTCAGACGACCGTCGACAGCATTCCGCCAGCGCCCTATCTCGCAACGAAGTTCGCGCGCGAGCCGGGCACCATCGGGCTGGTCTGGTCCGGCGTCACGCAAAAGAAACTTTCCGCCGCGAAGTTCTTGCACCTGCTCAATCCCGGCGCGGCATACCGGCTCAAAAGCTTGCAGCCGGGTCCGGTGATGCAGGGCGTTGAGCCGCTGGTTTCGGAAGATTTTCTGGACACCATGAATCAGATGGCGCGCATGGAGCACATCGTCACCGTCGACACCGCGATTGCCAACCTCGCGGGCGCGATGGGGCATCCTTCGGCTCATGTCATTTTGCCGCTGCTTCAGGATTGGCGCTGGTACTACGCTGATAAATGGTATCCGACGCTGAAGATATACCGGCAGCAAGGCGACGACTGGAATGCGCCGTTTGCACAAGTCAGGGAGGCGCTGCGGTGTCAACATTAGATCGCTTGCGGGAAGATGTTTACGGCCACAAACATCTGACTCCGGACTGGCAGTTTCGATATGCCGACGCGATCATCAACGCTCCACCCGGTCTGATGCTGGAATTTGGCGTTGCTTCCGGGCACTCCATCACCGGGATCGCAGGGATGATCTGGCCGCGAGTGATCTACGGTTTCGATTGGTTTAAGGGATTGCCGGAAGACTGGAAGCCGGGCACGGGCAAGGGCGCATTTGCCTGCATTGTTCCAGAATCGCTGCCCGTGAACGTCAGGATTATCGAGGGTCTATTTCAAGACACGCTGGACGGATTTTTGGCAAGGCGTCCCGAGCGGATTGGGTTCGTGAACATGGACGCTGATATTTATTCTTCAACGGCATTCGTGCTATCGCGGATCGAGGGTAGGTTCGTCGACGGCACGGTGCTGCATTTCGACGAGATACACGGCGATCAAGAAAACTTTGATAATGAGGGGCGGGCATTCGCAGAGTGTCTAGATCGCACCGGCCTTGGTTATGAAGTGATAGCCAAGGATTGTCACGAAGGTGCGTTTTTTCGAATCAAGAAGTCGTAAGTTCAACATCAGCAAAAGGAGAATCTAAAAATGCCATTAGCAATGATTACGTGGGTTGGCGAAGGCGGCGGTGGTGGTGGTGGCGGTCAGCCGTCGCATCCGATCTATAATCCGCCGGGCATCTGGCCGTCGCCGGGGCACCCGTCGCACCCGATCGCGCCGGGTGGACAGCCTCCGGGGATTTGGCCGCCCGGTTCTGGAATTGACATGCCGTCGCATCCAATCGCGCCGGGCGGCCAGCCTCCCGGCATTTGGCCGTCGCCGGGTCATCCCTCGCATCCGATTGCACCGGGTGGCCAGCCTCCGGGCATCTGGGGCGGTGGTAACGAGCCGTTCCCGACACCGCCGATTGTGATTCCGATCCGACCGGGTGAACAGCCTCCGGAAGCCGGTAACGGGCTTTCGCCGTCGCATCCGATCTACATCCCGCCGCCGCCCGGTGTCACGGACGGAACCAAGGCGCTGGTTCATGTGTATGTGCCGGGAGTCGGTGGAGTCTGGTTCCTGATCGAAGTGCCAGCGCCGACTCCGCCGCCAACCGAGCCGACGCCGAAGCCCGCGTAGCGGGTGAGGTTGGGGCGAAGACTCCCGAAACCATCAAACCCTGAAAGGATCACTGTGATGGTAGATGTTATCCCTGCTGCTCCGAGTGAGCAGAAACCAAGGTCCAACACCAACATCCCGATGCGCGACCGCGAACGTGATGTTGGCGAGCGCAGAGCGGCGCGGCAAGAGGCTGCCAAAAAGCTGGTTGATGAAGCGGCGAAGGAGCATGAAGAAATTCTCGCCCAGTACGCCGAAGATCATCCGGCTGGCAGCAAGCCGACGCCAACGCCGGATGAAATCGCCTTGGCCGCTGTCGGCGCGAACAAAATGGAGAAGGAGGATGACGGCAGCGGTCCTGACCGTGGTCCTCGTTATCTGACGCGCGAAATGAGTGCGAGAGAGCGCGAGATGAGGGCGACCGAGCGGAAAAAGTAAATCATGAGCCTGCTGTCTCGTATCTTCAAACCCTCCGTTGCGAAAGCAGCGGAGGGTGAAGTTCAACCGGGGCCATGGTGGCTGCCTGTTTCGCAGGGCTGGCTGAGTTCTGAGGCCGGTCAGTTCATGAATTGGTGGCAGATGGGCCACGACGTGCAAGGCGGCGGTAGCAGCGCCTTGGTGGAAGCGTGCGTGTCGGCCTACAGCCAGACTATCGCGATGTGCCCCGGAGACCATTGGCGACTAAGAGGCAAGAATGGGCGCGAGCGCGTCACGACCAGCGCGCTAACGCGCATCCTGCGTTCGCCAAACGATTACGAGACGATCTCCGATCACTTGCTGAACTCGGTTCGAGATTTATACAGCAACGGCAATTCCTATGCCTTGGCTCTGCGCAACACCAGATTTGAAATCGATGAATTGCATTTGATGGACCCTTGGTACAGCCGTCCTCATGTCGCTTACGATGGGTCGGTCTGGTACTTTCTTGACGGCAACCCGGTCAAGCGAAGAACGATTGATTATCCTGAGTTGGTGCCAGCGCGCGATGTGCTTCATATCAAGCTGCATCGTTCAAGGCATTATAAGCTGATGGGAGTCAGCCCGATTCAAGCGGCTGCGGCTGACATTGCCACGTCGGGAGCGATGACCGCGCAGCAATTCCAATTTTACACCAATCAGGCGCGCCCCAGTGCGATCCTTTCCACGGATGCGGTATTGACCGCCGCGCAGTTGGAGGAATTGCGTACCTCTTGGAACGCGCAGACGCGCGGGATGCAATCCGGCGGCACGCCGATTCTTGGTGGCGGATTGAAGCCGCAGAACTTGGCCACGTCGGCAAAGGACGCCGAGTTGGCCGATATGCTGAAACTGAATCAGCAGAATATCGCGCTGGCTTTTCGCATTCCCTTGGAGATGCTGGGCATCGGAGGGGGAAACCTGAAGTCGACCCAAGACCTGATGCGCAACTGGCTTGCTGGCAGTCTTGGCTTTGCGCTTAATCATGTCGAGGAAGCGTGGGGAAAGACCTTCGGATTGTTCGGCGTCCCCAATGAATATGTCGAATTTGACACGCGCGCGCTGCTGCGCTCGGCGTTCACCGAACGCGTTGATGGCTATGTCAAAGGCGTGCAGGGCGGCATTTTCTCGCCGAATGAAGCGCGCGATGAATTCGAGTTGGATGAAGTGCCGTTCGGCGATGAGCCGAGAGTGCAGCAGCAATTGGTGCCGTTAAGCGCCGCGTCTCAAATCCAGAATCCCATTCACGCAACGCCAATTGCCCCGTCACCGGGTCCGCCGTCTCCGCCGCCCGCGTTGCCCGCGCCCGCGCCTAAAAAGATGTTGGAGTCAGCCGATGAACTCACAAACTTCCGTCGAAGATTCCGCGCTTCCCACCGAAACAGCCTTTGATATTCTGGCGGACGAGTTTGGAGCAGTAGCCGGACGTATCGAGCGGGAATGCAATCTCAAACTTGCCAGCGTTATTTCCGAGATGCAGAGGCGGGACGCCGAGCGCGAGTTGCGCGTGGTGCTGCTGGAAAAAGAGTTGCGGGAAAAACTGGCGTCGCTGAAAGATGGTCGCGACGGCGTCGACGGCAAGGACGGTGCTGTGGGGCGCGATGGGCTGGACGGCAAGGACGGCGCGAACGGCAATGATGGCGCGGCCGGGCGTGACGGCAAGGACGGCATCAATGGCAAGGACGGCATCAACGGGATCGATGGCAAGGATGGCGTCGAGGGTGCTGCTGGGCGCGACGGTGTTGACGGACTCGTTGGGCGCGATGGCAAGGACGGCATCAACGGCAAGGATGGCGTCA